CCCATGTCGTCACCCATTAATGCTTCAAATTCGGCTTTTAATTCGTCAAGTGCGTCTTCTAGGTCAACTACACGATCTTCTAGATCTTCTTCGCCGCCCATGTCTTCTTCGTCGCCTTCGTCGCCAGCTTCGAGGTCGTCAATCATGTCGTCACCGGCGTCGCCACCGATATCACCATTTTCGTCGCCCATTTCATCATCGGCTTCGGCAAAGCCAAAACTTTCTTCCATTTCCTCGTCGGTGCCTTCGTCGAGTTCTTTGTCATCTTCTTCTTCGTCGTCTTCGTCGTCTTTTGTTTTTTCTTCTAAGTCTTGGAAGTCTTCAGCTAAGATGTTTTCGTAGATTTCGCGAGATTTTTCAACTACTAGTTGATGGAAAAGCTCTTTGGCTTTGTCACTTTCATCATTAATAAGATGCTCGAGCATCTGCTCGAATTTATTTCGATCAGTCATTTGTTTTCTCCTATAGGTTGCAAGGCTGTCAATATATTTACACTTAATTGTAATAATAGGGGCGAAATGGCCTAATTTTAACGTATTTTAGGCCACGATGGTAATAATTTAGTTAGATGTTGATAACTTATATGTCTGAAGTTAGGATAATCCCATTCAGGATCAAAATAATTTTCTTCTAAAACTACTCGGTAGTATTTAATATTTCTATTATTTTTTATAACTTGATCTGTTTGTCTGCGCCAGTTACCAAAATAAGTAGCAGGATCTGTAGACTTTTTATAGTTAGGGGTATCGGCATAGACATTGTTTACTAGTCCTTGTTGACCAACATAATCAAAACCTAAAATAAAAATTTCGTTAGGCCCTGCTTTGCTAGCCATGTCCAATGCTGTTGGGCCTGAACTCCATCCTAGACTAGGTTGAAAATATTTAAATCCCTGAAAGGGTTTATATTTAGAGTTAGGGTTAGTCCACACTTCATGTGTCTTTTGCCATCCTGTTTTTTCAATTTCAACTATCATTTTTGGATCTACGGCCACTAGATAATCTGGTTCAAACTCTCTATATAGAGCATTACAACCGTATATTTTTCCAAATGGATGAAGTTGACTTGGGTGTATATTGAGGCGACTGTTGCCGTTTCCTAGTACAAAACTACGCATAAATTATCCTTTGCTGAATAATTTATGCCGCAGGGGCCGCTGGTGCCTTGTACATTGATTGCACAAATTCTAAATCTTTTTCTTGTTCTAGAATGTGCTGTTCGCTAGCTTTACGTAGCTCATTAATTTGACGTAAAGTTAATCTTGTCTTGCGAGTGTCGTCTCTTTTTAGGCTTGTACTATCGCGAGATGGGTCATATCTCATGTCAGTTGCCATGGACTTCATATCTTTATCAGCGTAAAATAACTCTCTCAAAATCATAATAATATTTATGCTGCGGCAGGAGTTGTTGCAGCAGCCGGTGCTGGAGCAACAGGAGTAGCACCTAGTTCAGCACCGCCTACTTCTGGAGGAGCTTCGTCGTCAGCTAGTGCGCCCATATCTGCTTCAATACCAGCTTGACTAATGCCTGCGCCTCGCATTTCTCCGCTAGCATCTGTAGGTATAGTGTCAGCTTTGCCATTTTCTTCTGACCACATGCGTTCGTTTTCTGCAATTTCTTCATCAGTAAGTCCAAGATATCGTTTAAGTGCAAAACGCTTTGACATGTATGGCTGTTGAACAATTTGAGCAAACGTACTAATTCTTGCGCCATCTACTTCACTTTGTCTATAACTTGCAAAGTTTAATGGAGGTTGTAGTTGTACTTCAAATAAGCTAGAATCAATATTCACACCACGATCGTGCAAATACATTTTAAATTCTTGATCAAACGCATCTTGTAACAAACTCTGTAGACGTTCACAGTATTTGTTAAAACGCAGTTCTTGAATATATGCTGTGCCAACTCGCCCGTCGTTATACTGCGCTTGGCTGTCATCTGCACCTGTAGGCAGATAGCTTGAAGGAATTCTTAAACCGCGGAATAATTTGTTTGTAAAGTATTTTAAGTCGTCAATCTCACCAAGATTCGTCCCTCCAGGTAGAGTTTCGACTTTACTTCCTCGTCCCTCAGCAGTTTGTGGGAAGAAGTAATCTTCATTGATAGATAACGGATTGTAAGCTGAATCAATAACGTTAGTACCACCGCCGGTGCTACTTGGAATTCTTCTTTGATGTATTTCATTTTTAACACGCTCAACAAAACTCATAGCCAAGTGACTTGGCATGTTACCTACGTCAACATAGAACACACGTCGTTCTGGCGCACGTTGTACACGATAGATAATAATAGCATCTTCGAGCAGTTCTTTTTGTTTATAAACTTTAAAAATGCTTTCTAACAAACTGTTACCAAACGGGTAGTTGTTGTCAAGACCTTCTGATAAACTTAGATGAATAACATGTTTGGCATCAATTGCAACTTCGTTCATGTTGTTTTGAAAACGTGTACCAGGACTCATAGGGTAAGCACTAGATTGTCCTTGTGCGGCAGCACCACCTGCTACATAGGCAGTACCGCGATTGTTTGTATTTGTTTGATTAGGATTAATTGTAGTGACAACTAGATCTTGAAAATTAGGATTTAGATCACGAATAATATATTGTTCAGGTTTCTTACCGTCGCTTTCGTTGACAATAATTTTTGTAATCTTACCTGGATCAACGTGGAACCATTTTTTAGTTTCAGGATCACGTACAAAGAATCCATCACCATATTTGAATATGTTACGTACAATACGGAAGATTCTAGTATTAAAACTCTGTAGCTTTGACCATTGTTGGAGATATTCTCTTAGAATTGCAATTTCACTACTGGTAGCTTTGCTTTTAAAAAACAAATGAAAGGGTGTACGATTTTCTTCGTTAGGCTGGCTGCAAAATTCCGCAAGTATGTCTAAGGCAGCATTGACTTCACTGTCCATATCCATTGTATCATATTGCAAATAACGTTGAACACGATTAGGTGCACCAGTATACACATCGGGCAAGTAACTTGAATAATTTGCTCTAGCGGGTCCAGGGCGTGAAGAGCCGTTGCCTATTGGGCTATATGTGCCAGGTTGACTATCAACAGATACTGGCGTAAAATACTTTTTCCAACTCATCGATTATGCCTTGAATAAATTAGGGTTGTTGCTTTTTGTAGCTTTAGCAACGTCTTTATGACCCGTTTCGGTAACAGTAATTAACTGTGCCATCTTAGTATTTAACTGATTTAGACTGGTCAACACGTCTGACATGGATGCTTCTTTAGTACCACCGGCTGCTGCAGAAGGCTTGGCAGATTTATCGCCTGCTGGGCCTCCTTTTTCTGCATCAGCTTTTTGTTGATCTTTCTTTTCTTTGGCTTGTTCTTCAGCAGTTTTTTCTACTGGTTTAGCAGGAATAGTAGCGGCGGCAGCTTTAGTTTGACCCATTATAGGCATTCCGTTAGGGCCGAATGATATATTTCCAATGTCTATGCCACCTGCTGTTGGACTAGTAGCCGAGACCATATCTGCCATAGCACCTTGTTTTGCAACAGCTTCGTCTACTCCTGCAAATTCTCCCATGTCTGACATTGCCTGTTGTTTAGCTATAGCACCATCAAGATCTCCAAACTCATCTAATGGTATAGCATCTAAAATATCTGCGCTAACTCGATCCATAATGTCTCCGGACTCGTCCCATCCGTCTGCATACTTAGACATTGATTCTAGTTGTTTGTTAGTTAATTTTTCTATTTGTCCGTCTAGCTGTTCAGCTTCATCAAATATCTCATCCCACTCTGCACCACTCCTTGCAATACCGTCGTTCATGATATCTTCTAGTTCTTGTCGCCGTTTGCTTGCAAATTCAAGAGCATCTGCAGTTTGATTTATAGAATCTATTGGCATTGCGTCTTGTAAGTCAGCTGACATCTTAGCCATTACATCATCAAAGTTTGATCCAAACTCGTCAAACGACTTATCAAATGGCTGCATCATTTCGGCCATATCTAGATTTGATGGACTTATAGTAGACGAACCTCCACCACTAACAGAAGTACTAATGTCTTGCGATATCTTGCCAAGATCAAAACTCATTGGTGGAGAAGCACTTTGTTTAGGCAATACATTTGCTAGACCACTAAGTGCTTTTTCAGCACCCATATCGGACATGCCTTTGGCCATGTTCATCTGTTGTTCAGGGTTTAGTACAACTTCACCAGGTTTAGTAATTTCTAAAATTGACCCTACTGCTTCACTGGTTATACCGTCGCCGTAAGTACCACCTGATCTTGGTAATACTTTATTAATCCCTTCAGCTGCTGCTTTGCCCATTTGCCCGGCAGTCTGTAACATTCCTTTAGGTCTATCACTTGTTCTGCCTTTGTCCAGTTCGCTTTCCATGTATTGTGGAAGACTTTGTCCTGCTTTAGTAGCACTTGCAGGCAGTGCTTCAGATTTAGAACCTAGTAATCTATCAGCAAATCTTCCTAGTGCAGGGCTAACATCTCGATTTAACGGTAATACTAATTTATTAGCTATTGCACTTTCAGCATCTCCTACTCGCGCTCCTAGATTAACAACAGCTTTTGTTGCACCACTTACTGAATCACCTTCTTTATTTTTGCCTTCTTGAGATTTTTTAATTTCTTCATCTTGTATTTTTTGTGCTTTTATTGCATCATCTTTATTTTTAAGATCAAGACCATTAGCAGCAGCAATTGCCTCAAGTCCACGAACTTGTTTTATCTGTGCGCTAGCTGAATCATTTAATGCTTTTGATGCAGCGCCGCCTGCATCGCCTAATGTCATTAATTGCAATTTAGCAGTGTTGTTCATATCTGCTGCAGCTGCTCTTCGACCTTCAGCCGCGGCAGCATTTGCTTGCATTTCTCTTTGATCTGCAGTTAATTTAGAGTCTCCAGATACCTGTGCTTGTTTTCTTGTAGCTGCTGCTTGTTCTTGATTAAGCGAAGCTTGTATAGCAGCTTCTTTGCTCATGATCTGTCCAGTAGCAAATACTTCTTTAAACATCTGCCCTTGGCCACGAAGCTGTGCTTCTCCGTACTGTTTCCTAGCGTTATCTTCAAACTTCTTAGCGTCTTCAGCACTCATGCCTTGCGTCTTCAAACGAATTGCAGCTTCAAACTGCATGTCAGCTTGCGCTTTCTTCATGTTGGCCATTTGTTCTTCACGACTCTTACCTGTGAGTTTAGCCATTTCGTCCATTTCAGTAGCTAGTTTGGTAGCACTTTCAATTGTGGCTTTGTCTCTAGACTGTGCATCTTTAAAAGATCCACGCTGTATGCTACCTTGCATTAGTAAAATTTCATTGAGCTCTTTGTTAGTGTAGCCCATTTGACGTAGCTGATCAGTTTGTGTGCCGTATTCGTCAAACATTTTTTTACTCATTCGAGCAAAATCTTCAGCGCCGCGAGTAACTGTACCACCAAATCCCAACATCTCTTCGGCATTTTTACCTACAATGCTGGCGAATTCTTGCAGAGGCATTCGAGTACCGGCAGCCGCAACAGTCATTCCTACAACATCATTGCTGAATCCTGCGCCAACTTTACTAAGTTCTCTCCAAGTATCTAGACCTTTTTCAATGCCCGGAGCAACTTTATTATATGCGTCTTTGACTGCATCAGCTGCCTTGCCAGCACCACCTAGTGCAGTATTGAATATGTTAAACTCACCTGCTCCGGGCAATTTCACAGATGGTCCTGTAGGACTTGAGCCACCTTTTGCAGAATTTTTGTTTAATCGTTTTAGCTCTTCTAGAATTTCGTCTTCGCGTGCCATTATATTTCCTGGTGAAATGTGCGTATATAAATACGGATAATATATTTATCGGATCAAAATATGAACCCAGCAAACCCTTTACAAAAGTTTTTTAGACAACCAAAAATCTATGTAACGTTGCCTAGCAAAGGATTGT